AGAAAGTCCCAGTAGAGTGTTTGGTATTAGCACTCCCGGGATTCCCACAACTGGACCCGACGGTACAACAGTGCAACTTGACAACTCAAAAAACCCACAACTGGTAGCTTCTAGAACCGGTGGACACAGTTTTGTCATGGACGATGGTGCTGATGGCACCGGCGCAGACCCAGCCGGCACCGATCAGCTGATACGACTGCGTACAAGTTTTGGGCATCAAATTCTCATGAACGATACTGAAAATGTAGTATACATTGCCAGTGCTTCGGGAAATCAATGGATAGAATTCAGTGCCGATGGCGCAATGAATGTGTATGCCGGGGGCGGATTTAATCTGCGTGGCCAAGGTCCCATTAACTTTCACAGTGACAGCGCAATATTGATGCAAAGTCCAGTGATACAAATGAATGCCAGTGGTGGTAAAAGCTCCAGCAGTTGCGGTATATTGATGAGTACCACTGGTGGTATAAGCGCCAGTTCCTTGATCAGCATGACTCTTAAAACTGATGGAATTTTTAAAGCGTCGGGAGTGGCATCGGCTGTGCTATCATCTACGGGATTGACTTCGGTCAGCGGAAGTGCATTTTTAAAATTATCATCACTGGGATCGGCATCATTGTCCGGAGGTGCTACCAGCATAACCGGAGTAACAATCGCTTTGGATGCTCCGCGACCTCCAGTGGACTCTGTGGGATCAATAGCCAGTGCCGCTGCCGGCGGCTTGTTTTCTTTGGCAGCTGCAGCGCCAACCAACAGTTTACAAGATACATCGTTCAATACCGGTGCCAAGGTGTGGGTATCTTCTCCAGCATCGTTGAATTCGATTTGTACTGTGGTTCCTGCACACGAGCCCTGGCTCGGCGGCGACGGCAAATCAAGACCGGCTCCAAAAATAGCACAGGCCGGTGGGTTGTTGGGCAAAATAGGAATATAACATGGACGCAGGATTACAACAAGCAACTGGACAACAAGTAAGTAATCCCTTGCCCTTGAGTTGGCTACAACTGGCCACATCACCCACTCGATTGCCCGACTGGGCCAAGATTGGTTCACTGACATCAAACCAAGTACATGCTCTTCAAGCACAAATCGGTTACGATCTTAGTGCTTGGAATTATAAATTAATAGGCACAAACAACCAGCTGGGACGTTATCAATTTAGTACCACGGTATTGGAACAGTACGGATTGTTGCTGGCCGGTTCAAATGCCAACTACGGCACCAATTGTGTAAACTATCAATTCTGTTGGGCACCCAGCTCGCAGGTCAAGGCATCGTTTAATTCCAATAGTCAATACATCTACAATACCCCAAATATCACTACGTTTTTAAATTCTCCAACGGCACAAGAGCATTTGAATTATCAAATACTCAATGATTTGTACTTGAGTCTAGTAAAAACAAACGCCATAACTGCTACTGATACTGCCGACATCGTGGGCGGAATGTTGTATGTTGCATTACAAATAGGCGCAGGATCTGCTCCGGGAAATGGCACGGCCACCGGAACCGGGGCTTATGCTTGGAGATATTGGGCAATAGGCAATGCCGAGCAGTATTACAACAGCGGCCGGTACGCTATTACATTTTTAGCCCAATAAATACACTATGTCTATATACAAAGGCTTCAGTACACTAGTAAACGCTAAAAAATACACCCTAACCGATTTTGAATTGGTCAAGCGTGATCTTATGAATAATTTCAATATTCGCAAGGGCGAAAAGCTGATGCAACCTGAATTTGGCACCATAATATGGAATATGCTATTCGAGCCTTTGACCGAAGATACTCAACAGGCCATCAGTGATGACATTAAACGTATCGTATCGTACGACCCTAGACTACGTGTGGGCTCAATACAGGTTTTACAACAAACAAATGGATTTTTAGTGCAATTGACCTTGGCATTTGTTCCAACCAATCAAGTGGAAACTCTTGCATTGAATTTTGACCAAGCACAAACTAAATTAACAGTCGCTAGTTCACCTAATTAAGTATACACATTATTTTTACAATAAATACTTGATATAGGTAAAAAAATGGCACAAAGTACTCGTCAAACAAATCTTCTAGTCAATCAAGACTGGACAAAAGTATATCAGGCATTCTCCAACGCAGATTTTACAAGTTACGATTTTCAGAGTCTTCGTAGTACATTAATCACCTACTTACAAACATACTATCCCGACACATTCAATGACTTCTTAGAAAGTTCAGAGTATCTAGCACTCATTGACATGATTGCGTTTTTGGGACAAAGTTTAAGTTTTCGTACCGATCTAAACGCACGTGAAAATTTTATAGATACAGCACAACGTCGTGACAGTATTCTAAAGCTGGCCCGCATGTTGAGCTACAATCCACAACGTACCAGCAGTGCCAGTGGATTGCTAAAAATTGACAGCGTTCAAACATCCGAATCGGTATATGACAGTTCGGGAAATAATCTAGCTAACCGCAGTATCTATTGGAACGATATCACAAACGACAACTGGCAAGAACAATTGACTGCGGTTCTTAATTCTGCACTGACTTCGACACAGAGCGTGGGCAAACCGGGCAATAGTCAAGTCATTGCCGGAGTACGAACCGACGAGTATGCGATAAATCTAAATCCAGCAATGTTGCCCGTAGCTCCATTCAATCTAAATGTACAAGGTACCAGCACACGATTTGAAGCAGTGAGTGCAACCACTGTTGGTGAAACATTCATATACGAAAACGATCCTACTAAATCTGGTCAATTTAATATTCTTTATCGTAACGACAACAACGGCAACAACAGCAATGATACCGGATACTTTTTGTATTTCAAACAAGGTACATTACAGTTAACCAATTTCAATATTACCAACGCTGTTCCCAACAATTTTGTTCCAGTTACATCTAACAATATCAATCAAACTGACCACTGGTTGTATTCTTTGGATGTAAACAACAATCCACAAACCTTATGGCAAGAAACTCCAGCAATTGCTGGAATCAATGTCATTTATAATCAGCTGACCAATAAGAATTTATATCAATTGAATTCACTCACTGGCGATCAAGTCAACATTGTGTTTGGTGACGGAAGCTTCAGTAACATTCCGCAAGGCAATTTTAATTTTTACTTTCGTACCAGTAACGGGACAAGTTACACATTAACGCCCGATGATTTGGCCAGTGTTACTATTGCATTGAACTATGTCAGCGCAAACAACACTTTAGAAACCATGCTGGTAACGGCCAGTTTAAAGTATAGTGTGACCAATGCAACAGCAAGTCAAACACTGGACAGTATCAAGACCAGCGCACCACAACAGTACTACACACAGAATCGCATGATCACTGCCGAAGACTATCAAATTCTTCCGCAAACACAATTCAACAGTATTCAAAAAATCAAAGTTGTAAATCGTACCAGCTCGGGTGTGAGTTTGTATCTAGACACAATTGATCCCACCGGCAGTTACAGTGCTACAAACATATTCTGTGATGATGGCAACATCGCAGCCAATACCAATTCAATATCGTCGACATTTGAGTTTTTGACAACCAACGATATTTACAATGCAATTTATAACGACATAGTACCAATCATTCAAAGCGATGAAATGATCAACTACTACTATGCCAATTATCCAAGACTAAATGCACCAAGTGCAAATATTGTTTTTGTACAAACTGCAAACAGCACAAGTTCTAGTTCGGGATACTTGCAACTAAACGGAAACACTTTGCAAATTGGTGCCGGCATCAGCGGCAACCTGGGAAATATTGTTGCCGGAGCTTCGTTGCAGTTTGCCGCAAACACCGGACACTATTTTAACGGTCAACACCAATTGGTCACAGGCAACATCAGCTCGGCAACTGGTACTGGTAACAATCTCAACATATATGCAGCAGTTACCAGCGTGGTTAGCAACAACGATGCTTATACACCAAGTTTGATCACGTTTGGTACACAAGTTCCCACAGGATCAGTATTGAGCAATGCCGCATTGACTTATGCCAATTGTATTATTCCTGCTTACAAAACAGATTTAACATCGTCGGTGGTTTCGACCATTGTTGGCTATATTACAACCAAGGTCAACTTTGGATTGTACTTTGACCAAGTCAATCAGGTGTGGAGTACTATCACTCCCAGTGCCATTAGTTCAAGTTCCAATTGGTTATTGAAATTTACGTACACAAACGGATTGTACCTAGTGACCAGTAGATCATTGGAATATAGATTTTCCAGTGCTGCCGAAACAACTTTTTACTTTGACCCCACAGTTAGAGTTTATGATTCAGCGTCGTCGACCACAATCAATGATCTTGTCAAGATATTAAAGATCAACACAACACCAACAACCAATTATCCAATGACCAATGATGTGAGTTGGCAAATTTACAATACCGTGGTCGGTCCCGATGGCTATGTGGACAACAGTCAAGTCAGAATTAAATCGCCAAGTACACAAATGGAATTTGTCCCGGACAATCCCGATTTGTACAGTATAGTTGCAAACAATGCAACATATAGAAACGGCTTGTATTTTCAGTACACACACAACAGTCCGGTTCGCAGTAGAATAGACCCCACGCCGGTCAATCTCATGGATGTGTATATCTTGACCAGCGATTATGCCACAAGTTATATCAATTGGTTACGTGATTTAACTGGTACACTGGTTGAACCCACATTGCCTACCAGCAGTAGTTTGCAATTGGATTACGACACCTTGGACAACTACAAAACAGTGAGCGATAGTTTGGTATACAATCCTGCAAGATTCAAGCCGTTGTTTGGTAGCACTGGTAATGGAGCAGTGGCAGTAGATCCCAGCCTACGTGCTAGATTCCAAATTGTTATCAATCCCCACAGTACCATAACCGCAAACGAAATGAAGAGTAGAACAGTGGCAGCAATCAACACATATTTTGACCTAGCAAATTGGGATTTTGGTGACACCTTTTATTTCTCTGAACTAGCAGCATACCTACACGCACAATTGGCTCCAAATTTAGCCAGTGTGATCATTGTTCCGGCCAATACCGATCTAGTGTTTGGCAACTACTTCCAAATCAACGCCGAGCCCTGGGAAATTATTACCAGTGCAGCAACTGTAAACGACATTGATGTTGTGAGCGCAGTAACTGCGGCCCAAATAAGTGCCAGCGGAATCAGCCTAATAGGTTCTAATTAATGAGTCAATTTAATACCAGTAAGTTTCTACCCGAAGTATTTAGAACTGCTACCAACCAACGTTTCCTTGGCGCAACAATGGATCAGCTGGTTGCAGACGCAAACAATATACCTATCAATGGTTATATTGGGCGAAAGTTGTCGCCAACCTACAAAGTTGGTGACAATTATGTACCCGAACTAGCCAACTACAACAAACGTTACCAGCTCGAAGCCGGAGTTGTAATCAAAGACAACAACGGTAACATTATTTCAAACAGTAACTATATTGATTTATTGTACAGTATTGCAAACAATCAAGGACAAACTGCCAATCAACAACGTTTATTTGAAAGCGAATACTACAACTATGATGGTAAATTCAACTACGATAAATTTGTAAACTATTACGACTACTATTGGATGCCCGAAGGCCCGCTTGATTCAAGTGGTAATCCAACGTCGGTAAATGTGTACAGTACTCAAGTTCCTTTTATGGAAACCTTTACTGTTACAAGAAACACCTCTGAAGGCGGGTATACCTTTACCGGATTGGGCAATCATCCCAACACTCAGCTGACACTGGCACGTGGCGGTGTTTATTCATTCGTTGTCAATCAGCCCGGCATTGACTTTTGGATTCAAAGTGCCGCGGGAGTTAGTGGCACGCTATCAAATTTACCAACAGTGACATCGCGTCAAGTGTTTGGAGTACAAAACAACGGTACCGACGTTGGAACAATACAGTTCAAAGTTCCGCAAGAATCAGCACAAGATTTCTTTGTAAACATGACTTCGGCCGGCACAATCAATGCCGCAGTGACCAACATCAGTTACAATCAAATTCAAAATCGATTGCTGAGCACATTTTTGACCGAATTTCCCAATGGACTAGACGGGGTCAACAACAACTTGTCGGGCAAGACTTTTATATTCTACAACAGTGTTGCGACCGATGCCGAATGGACAACACCGGCACCGCCAACAGAATATGCAGCAAACAGCACCAATCCGTTGACCGTGGGCGGAGTAATTGATAGTGCACAACGAGTATACGGATGGCAAATTAATCTTGTTCCGGTCAATGACAACACCGATTACTTGATTCAAATACAACCGTACCTACCAATAACGGCACTAGAAAAAATATTTGTAAGCAGCGGCATTACCTATGCCAGTAACCAATTTTGGTTAAACAACAATTTGATATATGCACCAGTTCCGCAAATAACTGCCACTGCCGATTATCTATACTATCAAGATTCAAGCAATCCCAATTTTGTTGGCGCAATTAAAATTGTAGACAACAGTGGTACGCCGATCAATGTCACAAACGACATATTGGGCAAAGTCAGTTATGTAAGTCCCAATAAAGTTATTTTTACCAATGGTTTAAAAGTTACGTTTGACAACATCACAGTGCCAAGCCAATATGCCAATGCTTCGTTTTATGTTGACGGAGTGGGAACTGCAATCACATTGACTCCTGTCGCTCAATTGGTTGTGCCCGAATCGTTTGGATCAGACATTGCAACCGATCCCGACTATATCACAATCAATCGTAGCAGTCAAGATCAAAACGCTTGGAGTCGTTACAATCGTTGGTTTCATAAAGATGTTTTAGAAGCAACAGCAACTTACAACAACGATTCGGTAAATTACGGTACCAGCATATCGGCTCGACGTCCCATTATTGAATTTGATGCTGGACTGCAACTGTTCAATTACGGCACATTGGCAATTGAAAACGTTGACCTATTTGCCAATAGTGCTCCAGTAAGCCAAATTGGCCAATACGGCACTTATACAATTCTAAGTCTAGGTAACACTAGCCAAGCAATGTGGAACACACTGGCAGGTACAAGTGCCAATGTTTACACTGTGGGTTCAACATTTAATTCTCGAATCACAGCCAATGGCAATGTGGCAGTATACGGAACTGGGGTAACAACCACTGATGCATTCAATCAAATAGTTGGTCAAATTACTGCAAATGTACAGGGCGTGAATCTAACAACAGGTACAACTATCATATTTGGCAACGACTACGATACCAATGTTACAAACAAAGTATGGCAGGTTCAAACCGAAGTTGTTGGGGCATCAAATTTAAACAACAACTTTATCAACTTGATTGATACCGGGTTGACAGTGACCAAAGGCACCAACGTTTTAATTACCAAAGGTTCCAATGCCGGCAAAAGCTATTGGTACACAGGATCTAATTGGAATCAAGCGCAAACAAAATCTGGCGTAAATCAAGCTCCTTACTTTGATTTGCTTGACAACAACGGATACAGTTTTAGCGACACTACAGTGTATCCCGGGTCAACGTTTGCAGGAACTAAAAACTTTGGATACACCGTTGGAACGGGATCAACTGTTGACAGTTATCTGGGATTTAATCTTGCATATCAAAATTTTACAAACGTTGGCGATATACAATTTACCAATTACTATGATAGTGATAGCTTTACCTATACCGATGGCACAGTTGAATGCAGCTCGGGATACCTAGCAATCAACAACAACTCCACACAAAAATTGGTAAACAATTGGGTAACCAATGTTGAACCAAGCAAACAATATCAAATATTCACCAAATTTCATGACGACAAGTATATTTTAATTGACGGCACTGAGTATGCGTTTGTGCAAGTTGACGTACTTCCCGATGCTAGTGCAACTGTTCCTTATCTAAAAGTATTTTTAAATAACACATTGTTGACCAACACCGTTGATTATCGATTGACCACATACGGTGCTTATCACGTGGTGATTCTAACACAGGCATTTTCTTCAGTTGCAGTTGGAGACAAGATTGATGTATTGGTATATAACTCTACAACAACAAGTCAACTTGGTTACTACGAAGTACCCATTAATCTTGATGTCAATCCGTTAAATGAATCATTTTATAACAACACAGTCACGCTGGGACAATTACGAACACATTACAATAAATTAATTGAAAACACTGCCGGCAACAAACCGTTACAAGACAGTTATTTAAAAGCTCAGGGCGGTACATTACTTAAACAAAGTAGCCCGGTTGTCTATGCCGCAACATTTTTAAACGATCCTTCGGTCAACTTTGTTGATGGTATAACTCTAGCTAGAAAAGAATACACACGATTTAAAAATAAATTTTTAAGTTTGTGTGCATCAATGAAGACACTGGATTACTCAAAACCAGTAACTGGTGTAGATTTGGTATTACAAACAATCAATTCGGTCAAGAACAACACCTTTCCTTGGTATTACAGCGACATGGTACCACAAGGGGGTACATACACCACAGTCACATACTCAGTACAAAACGCAAAACAAACAACTTATGAAATCAATTCGTTGTTTGACAATACAGTTTTAAGCAATCGTGCAGTTTTGGTATATGTGAACAACACTCAATTGATCAGTGGTGTTGATTACACTTTTAGTTCGGTTAGTCCAGCTGTTGTTATAACATCCACATTGAACTTTGGTGATGTTATCACAATCAAAGACTACTCCAACACCGACGGCAACTACATTCCTGAAACACCAACCAAGCTGGGACTATATCCAAAATTTGTTCCAGAGAAATTCCTTGACAGTACTTACCAAACACCCACCTATGTAATACGTGGACACGATGGAAGTCTAACTCCAGCATTTAATGATTTTAGAGACGAGTATTTGCTAGAACTTGAATTGAGAATTTACAACAATATCAAGGCAACATATACCACAAACGAAATTAATCAATTTGATATCAAACCTGGTAAATTTAGAAACAACTTGTATTCGCTAACCGAGTACAACAGTTTATTGACAAATACATTCTTGCAATGGGTCGGAGCAAACAATGTTGATTATACGTCAAATAAATTTTATAGTTCAACCAATCCCTGGACTTGGAACTATAGCAACAGCACTGACCGTCTAGATGGAACAAGATTACAAGGATCTTGGCGAGCAATATTTGATTATTGGTACGACACAACTCAACCACATTTGGCTCCGTGGGAAATGCTGGGCTTCTCCAGTATGCCCGCTTGGTGGACAACCAGATACGGGCCGGCTCCGTATACCAGCGCCAATACCACATTGTGGGAAGATCTAGAAGCAGGATATATTTACAACGATGGCAATCCCTACAACGACACTAGATTTGTACGTACAGGTCTAAGCAAATATATCCCGGTAGACTCTGCAGGCAATTTATTAACACCCATGGCAATTTCGCTGGTGGCAACATTTGATTCGCAAACAGTTGCAGGTGACTTTGCAGTTGGCGAACAAGGCCCGGCTGAAACTGCTTGGAGACGCAGCAGTGATTTCCCGTATGCAGTTCAATTGGCATTTGCACTGGCAAAACCCGCCGAGTATTTCTCAACACAAATAGATACCAGCCTGTTCAATAGAAACTCAGTTACTCAGCAATTTACAACCAGTAAAAATCAAAATCTAGCTCCGGGCATGATAAACATCAATGGATTGGATGTTACAACAAATGCAGTGACTAGAACCAGTGGATATATAAATTGGATCGGGGACAATATTAAAAATCTTGGAATAGATCCTGTTGCAAAGCTGGCCAACTATTTTCAAAATTTTAATGTACAACTGTCGTACAAATTAAATGGATTCAGTGACTATGATTTGTTGACAGTTTATGCCGAACAAACCAGTCCAAGCGCAGTCAATGCCAGCGTGGTGATTCCAAAAGAAAATTATAAAATTTATCTTAATAAATCAGTTCCGGTTAGTACTGTAATTTATAGTGCCGTGATTGTTACTAGAACTGCTGGAGGATATAGTGTCAGTGGATATGATGTAAACTATCCGTATTTTTCTATATTGCCCAGTGTTATAAATGCAAACAACACAACAATCACAATCAATAAATTGTCGGCAAAAATTTATCAAGACGGCGCAACTGTGCCATTTGTTGTTCCCTACGGCACAGAATACACCACTACGCAACAGGTAGTTGATTTTTTAATAAGCTATCAACGCTCGTTGGTGGCCCAAGGAATTCAATTAAACACTTACACCACTGAGTTAGCAGAAACCAAAGACTTTGTATTAAGCAGCAAAGAATTTTTATATTGGGCACAACAGGGCTGGACACCAAATTCAGTTATTGTGTTAAATCCAGTTAGCCAACAAATAAATTTAATAACCAATCTAAGTGTTGTAGACGAGATTACCAATGCCCCCAACGGTAATAGAATTTTAGACCAAAACTTCAATCCCATTAAAGTTAACTCGTTTGCAATACTACGAGATTCTATTGCCAATACTGTAAGCAACAATTGCGAGATACGAGTTTTAACTGCAGATTCTATTTGTTATGCTAGATTAAATCTAGTGCAGTACGAGCATGTGTTGGTATTTGACAATGTAGATGATTTTAACAATATCATTTATGTGCCCAGTTCGGGCACACGACAGTTCCGTTTAAAAGTTGTTGGCAACAAAACCGGACTCTGGACCGGAGCACTTGGCGCCCCGGGATATGTCTATAGCAATCCAACGATACTAAATTGGAAAACCAATACCGATTACCAAGCTGGCGATATTGTAACATTCAATAATGGATATTATACTGCGACTCAACGCATATCGGCCAATACTGTATTTGATCCCAGCCAATGGGTACAGATCAATTTGAGCGATATACAAACCGGGCTATTGCCAAACTTCGGGCACAACGCACAAAAGTTTATCAACTTCTACGACGTAGATCGTCCTCCTGCCGAAAGTGACTTGCAACTGTACAGTGCCGGCCTAATTGGATTTAGAGAACGCTCGTATCTAACCGATTTGGGAATCAGTATTCCCAATCAAACAAAATTCTATCAAGGCTACATCAAACAAAAAGGCACGCTGAATGCTATCAATGCATTGATTAAATCGGACTTTGACAACGTTCAAGGCAATATCAGTGTGTACGAAGAGTGGGCATTTAGAGTGGGCAGTTATGGTAATCAAAACAATGTTCAGTACAACGAGTTTGTGTTGGATCAAAATATCTTTACCACAAACCCGGTTGCACTGACTTTAACGGCCAACACCTATAGTTCAGGCACTGTAATTGCCAATTTGGCATTGAGTTCCAATGTTTACAATGCAAGCAATTTAACAAGTACATCCACAAGTTTATACGACAATCGAACAATCAATTCGTATCTTGATGATTTGCCATATCCGGGATATGTCAATTTGAACGACATTGACTCGACAGTGTTCAACATCAGCAAAATAAAGAGCGTGGGCGATTTAAATGTGGGTGTTGGAAACAAAATTTGGAGCGCCACAACCAGTAGCAACAACTGGAATGTTTACCGAATTACAGAATCTGGTATTGCAGCAATCGAAATCATCTATAGCCTAGACGATTATGCAAAATTAAACTTTAATCAAAACCACAATTTAAATGTGGGCGATTTGTTTTTGTTGACTGACTTTGATACAGTATACGGCAACTACAATGGAATTTATCAAGTAATCACAGTCATTAACAACACCAGTGTTGTTGTACAAGTTGATCATGGCACAAACGACACGAATCTAAACATACTGTTACACAACAGTCCAATGACCGGTAACGGTACTGTGTATAAATTTTTAGCAATGCGAGTGCCAAATATTGCCAATGTTGCATACAACGTGCCTGAAAGTGGATGGATAGCGAATGACCGCGTTTGGATAGACAACGCTACACCTGCAGGATGGGGAGTATACACCTACAATCCGCCTTGGACCAGCAACAACATCGTTGGACTAACAGCCAATACAGTTTCAAACAACAGTTATTTTGGTACTAGTGCAAAAATTAGTAGCGACTCAAATTTTGTTTATGTTGCTGCGCCGGCAAAAGGCAACATAACTGTGTATGTCCAATGTTGGTGGTAATTATATTGCCAACGCAACCGTTAGCAACACCAATAGTTATTTTGGATACAGTATAGATACTCAAGGCAACTTGTTAGCAGTTGGTGGCTACTCGGGAAATGTAAACATATATACAAATTATGGTAATGGTAGTATAGCACTAACACAAACACTAACATCATCTGCCTACGCATTTATTGGGGTTATGTATCCGGCCAGTATTCAGTATGGTAGTTCTGTTGCAATAAGTGGCAATCAGAAATATTTGTTTGCAGCAGCATTTGATTCTGGATCGGTAGTGGTTTATAACCAAGCTGGCTCAAATCAGCAATATAGTGCGTATCGAAACAACATCACATTGCCGGGCTATTCAATAGTATATAACGGATCTAATTATGTAATAAGTTCTACTTCTAATGTTGGTGTGATTAAAACCACTACTAGTGGGACTACATTCTTTGTTGGAATACCTAATGCAACAAATACAGCAACTGCAAGCGGCAATGTGTATGTTTATTCAAACCCAATCGGTAATGGGTTCGGCCTTGTACAAACAATTACAGGACAAAATCCCCATACAGGAAATAATTTTGGTGCTAGTATAGATGTTGACAGTACTGGCGGCAATTTGTTTATTGGTGCTCCGGGCGCTATAGTAAATGGACAAGTAACAGGTATAGTAGAAAGATATACATACAACGGCTCAAGTTATGTTTACAACTCTACAATTACCGCTCCGGGATTGCCAGCTGGAAACTTTGGTCAAACAGTAAGAGTCAGCGGTGATGCAGCAGTACTTGCCATAGGAGCCACTGCTAGTAGCGGGCAAGAAGCCACTGATTTCGATAACTACGCTACTCTAATAGATAATGGTGCAACATTCTTTGTTGATACCATAGCAGGAAGTGGAGCTGTTTATGTATACGAACCGCTAATCAATCAAAGCATATCCAATGATCTCGGAGTTTACAATTTCTCGCAAGAACTAGAAACTCAAGTACACGCAAATGATTATTTTGGTTCGGCAATTGATCTAAATAGAACAACCGCAGTTGTTGGGGCAAGCGGAACCAATAACAACCAAGGAGAATCGTATATTTTCTCAAACCCAGCTGCTGCACCTGCTTGGAGTCTAACCCGTAGTCAAACTCCGCGAGTTGATATTGACAGTATCAACAGAACTTTTGTATACAACAAAACAAACAACAATATATTGGCAGTGATGGATTATCTAGATCCAAGAAAAGGCAAAGTGTTATCGGCATTTGGCAAAGACTTGGATTATGTACGCACCACAGATCCTGCAATGTACACTCATAGTTCAGGAACCGCTTATTCAGACAACCATTGGGGCCCGGCTCAAGTTGGCAAAGTTTGGTGGGATGTCAGCCAGGTGTACTACATAGATTACGAGCAAGATTCGTTGTCGTATCGATTAAACAATTGGGGCGCAACTGTTCCTGGTAGTCAAATTGCAGTTTACCAATGGATAGAAAGCACAGTACCTCCAAGCGAATACAGTTCGGCCAAAGGCGCTGGAGTTCCTTTGTATCCCGATGATAGCAATTATGCCACATACGGATACGTGGACCAAGCAGGCAATGTGCATGTTAAATATTATTTCTGGATTACCAACAGTGATTTAATTATTGGCAACAAGTCAAATAGTGTAAATGGAATTATTTCAGGAATTGAAAACCCACAGAGTCAAGGTATTGAATATTCAGCAGTACTACGTAACGACACTGTGGCCCTATACAACACCGAACAATATTTGTCGGGTAAAAACTCAATCCTACACCTAGAAAAGAAAACAGCCAATACCGGACTGCTACACAACGAATATGCATTGGTACAAGAAGGCAACTATCAAAGTCAAATTCCCAATGGTATATTAAACAAATTGATTGACAGTTTGGCCGGACAAGACAGTTTGGGCAATCCCGTACCTGATACCAGTTTGTCAGTGGCACAAGCATACGGAATCAACATCAAACCTAGACAGAGCATGTTTGTCAATCCCGAATTGGCCTTGACAAATTATATAACCTATCTAAACTCGATACTGATTGCCAACCCCATTACCGAGAACAAGTTACTGACTATTCTAAACAGTGGACAAACGATTCCGGCCGCAAATGCAGGATTGTACAGTTTGGCCATAGACACCTATTCCGAATTGGCCTATGTAGACACAACCAGTTTAAGTGCCGGATATTCAGTATTGGTTGCTAGTGATAGCAATTACAATGGTAAATGGACAATTTACACATTGACATCGGCAAAAACTTGGCAATTTGCTCAAGTACAATCGTACAAAACCAATGCTTACTGGTCAACAGTTGATTATTACTTGCCAACGTTTGATCGCAGTACCAGCATCAATACCACAGTCAACACCTTGTTGGACTTGGGCAAACTGACACTGGTTGCTGATACTTACATCAAGATCTTGGATACTGGTGATGGTAATTTTGCAATATATTATATTGATAGCGCACTAACAAAAAATTTAGTTGCAATTGGCAACGGTACTATACAAATAAGCACCGGCACTATCCCACCATTGGAATTGCGACAGATACTGTTGGCCACACAAACTCAACTGCTAGTTGATGATTTGGCACCCAAGTTTAACGAGTTGTTCTTTTTAATGATCAAGTATGTATTGACTGAACAAAAGAATATTGATTGGGCATTCAAGACCAGCTTTATCAGTGCATCACAACGACTTAGAAAACTATCACAATTCCCAAGTTGGATCCCGGACAACCAAACCTTCTATGAAGAGTACATAAACGAAGTAAAGCCGTTTAGAACTACACTGAGAGAATTTGTCATTGACTATATCGGAAATGATTCTTATTCTAGTGATATTACCGACTTTGATCTAGTGCCCTACTGGGACGCAAATTTGTCGATATATCGCAGTCCCAATGGCGAACAAACTTATGACACCACTACTTGGAGTTCAAACTCCAGTGTAGACAGTCAGTGGTATGCCAATTACAAATATCAAATTGTAGATTTTATTATTGAAAATGCCGGTTCGGGCTATACAACTGCTCCGCAAATTATTATTTCTGGTGGCGGCGGTACAGGTGCAACAGCTTACTCGACAGTGAGCAATGGTGAATTGGTGGCGGTATTTGTCAACACTCCGGGAACTGGATTTACCACTTACCCAACAATTACTGTAAACGGAGTTGGCACCGGAGCAATTGTACGTGCAGTATTGCGAAATCTTTACGACAATGACAATGCCGGACACAACTTGATTCGTAGTATATCAACTACAATGAAGTTTGATCGTACCAGCTACACAGTGGCCAACAGTTTTGTGTTTTGGAGCAACGTGACCAGTGCCAACATTGGTCAAACAATAAATGCCAATACCATAATTGTTCACAACAATTTGTTGTATCAATTATCAAATGCTTACACCATTGACAGCTCGGTAGACTTTCCGTTTGCAAATGTTGTTGCATTGAGTGCTGGAGAGTTGACCAATGCAAACGATAGAATAACTGCTTTCAACGGCAACATTGATTTGACCACTGTGCTTGATGGCTTGGACTATCCGGGTGTGATTGTTGATGGAAACACATTTACCGGCAATGTTTACGATACCAATATTTCAAGTAAATTCACAGACAGTTTGGGAGTAAGCCCCAGCAACATCATAGTAGATGGCGGAAAATATTACGATACTTTTAGTAGCCATGCTCCTGAAGAAATGGTGCCGGGACGTATGTTTGACAGCTTGAATTTCCAAGTGTACGACACTGCAAATGTAAGTTATCGTATATTTGAAAACATGAGCGGGAAACCTCAGCTTCTACGCAATTACAAGCAACAACACAACCACATTGAGCAATGCACTTGCAATCACGGCCAATAGCATTTACGTCACCAACGCCAGTGCCTTGCCAGTGCCAAATCCTGCTCGAGCAGTGCCCGGAGTAGTATTTGTCAATGGTGAAAAGATAACTTATTATACTATTGACACAGTCAACAATGTGTTGGGACAAATACGCCGAGCAGTGGATGGAACCGCAGTATTCAACGGCAATTTGACATACGCATTGACAGTGTCTGGTAACATAGCAGTGGCCAGAGACACCACAGTGATTCTAGCCAATACTGGTGCATATGGTACAGTTACAACATCAACTACCGGAAACGTGTTGTCCTTGATAGGTCCAAACGAATCGTTTGCTAGTGGCAACTACTTGTACAAATTTAATGCAGGTTCGCTATTGTCGTACAAGAGCAATGTGTATTTGATCACAGGCAATATTTACGAAACTACCGGTAATATTGCAAATGTGGCATCAAGTATTACCAAAATTGGATACACTTCGGGACTGGGAACTCCGGTGCCCTGGGCAGCAAATTTAATTATAAACAATTTCAGTACCAACTTGTCAGTGGTGTCTAACTCGTACGCAATCAGTACTCAGGTGGTAGATTCCAGCGTACAACAACAAATTGCCAGCAACATATATCAAGCCAACATTGGATCAAGTCCGGTCACTTATTGTGCAACATCAAATGTCAGCTTTGGACTGCGTTTAAACGGAACGATCACGGCCAACGTTGGTGATTACATTACTCAAAAGACAACGTTGTCGGGAAATGCAGCAGTGATTGTGGCAAATCTACAAGTGCTGGGCAACGTGACAAATGCCAACGTAGTGCCGGTAATTTATAAATTTGGACAAATAAGCCTAGATGCCAATGTGTTGTACATAAACGGCACCAGCACAAATGTAAGCAGCAACGGGACTTATGTGTTGGGCATGGTTACTACGACCGGTAACGTGACTTTGCCGGCAAATACTATAGTCAAACGAGAACAAGCGGTAAGTACATTAGGCAATATTGTGCTTAAAGATGCAGTAATTGAGTACCCGTACAGTATTGGATCTACACAACTTGGTAATATAGCTCCTCCATTGTTCTTGTTATGGGATGATTACTTACCAGTTCCATCAGGATTTGCACCATGATAAATAACAATAACCCACGTACAGAAAACGTACCAAACCAGATTAAAGAGGAAAAACCAGTGAAACAACAACGACGCCCCGACGAAACATCGGGAATACAAGTTCGAGGACATATCAAGATATTTGATCCCGAAACAAACGAAGTTTTTATTGATAAAAACAATGCTATTCACTACGAGAATTTCTCTATAGCATTGGCCAACAGCATTGCCGATAAGTCAAACAATTTCATCTATGAAATGAATTTTGGTAGTGGTGGCACCAGTGTAGACCCCACCGGTATTATTACATATTTGCCCACAAACACTACAGGGCAAAATGCAAACTTATACAATCCAACATACGCCAAGATTGTTGATGATACCAGTGCTGCTAACCTAGATCCGGTCAACAACAAAATGACAGTGAGTCACATTCCGGGCACAGTTTACACTGATATCTTGGTAAGTTGCTTGTTAGACTACGGTGAGCCCAGCGGACAAAATGTATTTGATAATAGCCAGAGTCTCAACGGCCAATTTGTATTTGATGAATTGGGTTTGCGTGGACGCAGTATTGATGGTACTTCGGGATTGACCAGTACTGGTTTGTTGCTGACACACGTGGTATTTCACCCGGTGCAAAAGAGTTTAAACCGCTTGATTCAAATTGATTATACAATCCGTGTACAAACACTAACAAATCTAAGCGTAATAGGATAATAAAATGAGTTATATAATAACCAAAACTGACGGGGGATTACTATCAACACCAACCATGGTAAATGGTGTGTTGTTGGACGGCACTGCTGATACCAGTACCGGGCTGACATTGATTGGTCGTAATTACACAAACTATGGTCAAGTGCAAAATGATAACTTTGTCAAGTTGTTGGAAAACTTTGCAGATCCGTTGCCTCCGAGCCAAAGTATCAATGCCACAGTATTGTTACAAGGCCAGCTTTGGTACGATACCGTAAATCAAAAGTTAATGGTATATGATAGCGAGGAATTTATTCCAGTAAGTCAGCGTAGTGCAGGAACAACTGCCCCGACTATTGCTTACATTGGCGATCAGTGGTGGGACACCACAAACAATCAGCTCAAGGTCTGGACTGGTACTGTATGGCTACTAATTGGACCTGCATACAGTTCGGTCAATGGCAAAGGCGGTATATTTGTTGAAACTGTAACTGATACCAACAGCGTTACGCACACAGTATTGAACAATTATATAAACGGTAACTTGGTATCTGTTACTAGTTATGATCCTACATTTTCTACAACACAAAGTCTGTACAGTTCGTACTTTTCAACAATTAACCCTGGCGTTAATTTGGCCAGTACCATGTTCTTTAATGGGACAGCAGCCAACTCTGCGGCCATAGGCGGATTGGTGCGAAGCCAATTGGTTAGAACCGATGTTGATAATGCAATCACAGGCAGTTTAAGTTTAACCGGAGCAGTGTCGTTAAACAACGCAAATATCAGCTACAGTGCCGGAGCATTGGTGGTCAACAACTTTAACAATAACTCCAACGTGGATTTTTATGTGCATGGCACCAGCGGTAACGTAAATGCTTTACACATTGATGGGTCTACAGGATTGATGTCTGTGGCAGGTAATGCAACCAGTAACAATGGAGTTACTACTAAATCCTATGTTGATTCAGTGGTAGCAAATGCCGTTGCGTATGCTACAAATCTAAATAGTCAAACTGCGTATAATTCAAACAACATTGGCACACAATTAACTGGATGTATTGCAGTACTAACTTCATCGTTGAATGCCAATATCGGTACATTCCAAGGACAAGTAACTGCCAATTTGGCAGCAACAACAACCAATCTAAATTCAAACATAGCATCATTGAATGCCAATATCACTGGCGCCAATGTTGTAATTGCTGCAATTGAATCTATACTGCCTTACTTTGCTCCTGCAAACAGTCCGTTTTTGACAGGAACAGTACAAGTTCCTGACACTACACAAACTACCACATACGCAACCAATCTTGGTCCCGACAATAATCCTTATGCTCTTGTTTTAAATGCATCAGTCACTGTCAATGCCGGGGACAACATTAAAATTATCAATTCGGGTACGTTGGGAACTGTGGCAAACTGTCATGTATTATCATCAGTATCAAATCAACCCTATGCGGTTGTTGGTATCTGGCAAGGAGCAATGCCGGTGTATGCCAATGGTGTAGTAACATCAAGCAATTATTATTTCATTGAAATTAATGGTACCAACGAAAGTATCTATTTAACAAATGCACAATATGTTGGACCTACGCTAAATGCAATCAATACCGGATTGATACTGGGCAACAATAGCAGTATTGCAGCCACAACACGCTATGTTGATATAACTGCAAATATTTTAAATAACGATTACACAAATCAAATTAACACGTTATCCAGTTATGTAGCAACCAATACCAACAACGGATTGGCTCTAAAAGCAAATATTTCTGGACAAACATTCACTGGAGCAATATATACTCCTACCCCATCGGCGGGCAAAAATGACACCACAGTTGCAACAACTGCGTTTGTTAGTGGGGCAATAGCTACGGCACAAAGCACAGGGTATAGTGCTGCAGGTGGACCTGGTACTGGGCCCAAAATCACAATCAGCACAAGTTCACCATCAGGCGGTAACGATGGCGATATATGGTTACAGGTAGGTAATTAATGTCAATTTACGTTAATCAAAAAGGAACTTGGACTCCAATCCCAATTCCACAGGTGCACAACAACGGCACTTGGCAAGATATCGAGGGCGGTTGGGTTAACGTAAAGGGAACTTGGAAAAAATTCTGGCCGGGATCTGTGACAGCAAATGTGTTGCTAGTTGGCGGAGGTGGCTCGGGTGGATATTCGGGCTGGGACGAAGGTGGTGGCGGTGGAGGTGGCGGTGGCGTCAACCTAATACAACAAATTCAAATAGCATCTGACACTTATTTCTTGACCGGCAACGCAGCAATATCGGCAGGTAAAACCGACTACGGCACCAATGTAGTAGGCGTAGTGACCGTGGGCGCGGGCGGTGCAGGCGGAACAACACAAAGTACCAACGGTGGCACATCAACAATCAGTTTTGTAGTCCCAGATCAAAACCCAATAAACACTCCCACACAAGATAGGCACTCACCTGGTGGTGGTTACGGCTCGGGAATTGGCGCAACAAACGGAGCCAGCGGATCCAGTGGGGGAGGCGGAACAGGATGTGGAGATACTCACGGTGGAGGAAGCGGAACTGGCCCGCACGACGTTCCCAATAATTATGGTGGAACATACAGTGGCGGCGGCAACGGCGGAACAGGATATCACGAAGGTAACGGTGGTGGTGGCGGTGGCGCTGGGGCAAATGCCGGAGCACAAGTGGCATTGAGCAGCAGATCAAGTTATGAATTTTATGAAACCGACGAAAGCGTAGGCGGCAACGGCATAAAAATTACTCTACCCGGGTCAAAAATTCAGTATTCTGTGGGCGGTGGCGGTGGAGGCGGAATAGGCAAATACGGCGGGGGCTTTTCTTCACCCGGCACCGGGGCAACAGCATTTGGCGGAGCCAATGGTGGCGGAACAGGAAATGGATCCGGCGGTGGCAACGGGACTGACGGAACTGGTG